GCCAAGACGAAAAAAGAGCAGATTCGAGAGCAAATTAGGCAGGATTTGATTGACCAGTTGGAGCGGCAAGGAGTGTATGGGCAGCATTACCTTGACCTCGTCGACGACTACATGGCCCTGTGGGACGTAAAGAACGCTCTGATTAAAGACATCAAAGAGCGCGGAGTGACTACGAAGTATCAGAACGGAGCCAATCAGTGGGGCTACAAGAAGAATGATAGCGTTAGTGAACTGGTCAAAGTCAATGCTCAGATGCTGAAAGTCTTGGGTGAGCTGGGTTTGAGGGCGGCAAACTTTGAGGTCGAAGATGACGACTGGGAAATGTGAGCGCTTATACATTGATGACTACATGGAGGAAATAGAAAGTGGGCGGATTCCTGCGTCTAAGGAACTCCGCCAAGCGATGCCTTATCTCAGATCCAGGCTTGATACACCAGGTGTCTACTACGACGAAGAAAAAACCAAGAAGGCCGTGGAGTTGATTGAGCGGTACTTCGAGATCGAACTTGTGCCGTGGGAGCTGTTCATCTTAGCGTTGGTGCATTGCTACTATGAGGACGGAACTCCGGTTTTTACTGAGTTCTTCATCCTTGTGGGTCGGGGAAACGGCAAGAACAAGTTTATCTCTGCTCTGACGTGGTATCTAACCACTCATTTCCACGGCATCAAGGGATATAACATCGACATTATCGCTAACAGTCAGGAACAAGCCAAAACTTCGTTCATGGATATTTACGAGACGTTGGAGTTGACGTGGTCTAAGTCTAAGAAGTTCTTTTACAAGACGAAGGAGACCATCGTCAACACACGCACTAACTCCTACATCAAGTACAACACCTCGAATTCCCGGACTAAGGACGGCAAGCGCTCGGCCTGTTTGGTGTTTGACGAGGTACACGAGTATGAGGACTGGGATTTAATCAATGTGTTCCGCAGCGGCTTTGGGAAGAGGGAACACTCCCGGATTTTTTATATCACGACAAACGGCTATGTCCGTGGTGGTGTGCTAGACCAACTTCTAGACCTCTCCGAAAAGGTGCTGTCTGGTGAGATAACCAACCTGCGTTTCCTCCCTCTCATCTACAAGATTGACGAAGAGGAGGAACGGGATAATCCGGAGATGTGGGTCAAAGCGAATCCTTCGCTACCGTATTTCCCAACATTGAAGTTCCAAATGGAGCAGGATTACGAACTTTCCAAGCATCAACCCAGCATGGCGAGTGAGTTTATGACCAAGCGCATGAACCTGCCGGCGGTTGATAGTTACACTGTCGTCGCTCCTTGGGAGAAGATCATGGCTACCGATCAGCCTATCCCGTGGAAGGAGCTTGAGGGGCAGCCGTGCATCGGAGCTTTTGACTATGCGCAGATTAACGACTTCGCAAGTTGCGGCTTGCTCTTCAAGTATAAGGGCAGGCGTTACTGGATAGAGCACACGTTCGTATGTCATCAAGCGCTCAAAATGGAAAACCGGCGCATCAAGTTCCCCGTTGAGGAGATGGCTGAAAAGGGTCTTGTCACTATCGTCTACGGCGACATCATCACACCGGAGCATATCGCCAACTGGTTCATAGAGCAGGCCCGGAAGTACCACATCATAGACATCGCGGCCGACAGATTCCGGGCAGGGGTTGTGTGCGATGCGTTTACTAAGGCGGGATTACCCTTAAGCATCATACCCAGCGGCCCGATAACGCACGCAAAGATAGCGCCGTTGATTACCACGATGTTTGCCGAAGAGACCATTGTCTTCGGTGACAATCCCGTCATGCGCTGGTACACCAACAATGTTTGTATAGTCCTTGACGGTAAAGGAAACACCACGTATCACAAAATCGAGCCGCGGACTAGAAAGACCGACGGCTTTTTTGCTTTGATACACGCACTGTCGAAAGACCACGAATTGCAAGACTCAACGGGTGAGTTTATATCGCTCGGGGTTTATACCTACTAGAAGGGAGGGTTGGCAGTGTGAGCTTTTGGGATTGGTTTTCAGGTTTATTTGATAAAGAAGGGAAGCTCGCCTTGAACGCAACGGTTGGCAGACTTGCCACGGAGGTGTACTACAAGGAGCTGGCGTTTCAAGCGTGTGCTAACCTGATCGCTAAGACTTTGGCCCGAGCAGAGTTCCGCACATTTCTCAAAGGCGAAGAGGTTCGGGAGGATATGTATTACCTCCTTAACGTCGAACCTAATCCAAATCAGAACGCCAGCGATTTTTGGCGAGACGCGGTTTACAGGATGGTCAGAAACAACGAAGCGCTGATAATCATGGATGGTAACTATCTGCACCTGGCTGATTCTTGGACTGTGGTGCCAGGCACTTTCGTTGAAAAC